TCTTTACACAATTGCATAGGAACCATTAATTTTTTTGGTTCAAGAATTACTTCTGTTAATGTTACAGAACCACCTGGAGTGAAATCACAAGTGAAATCAGTTGTTCCGTTTGATAAAGCTACTTTTTTAACTGTAGATTTATATTTAATGTTTGGTCTAATTGATACTAAACCATTTTTGATAGTTACCGCTTCATTTATTGCTGAAGCAAAGTATTTACCAGCGAATTCACCTTTGTAATTAGAGGTTACTGAAGTGCTTGTTGCCATAATTTTTTAGTTTTTTTTTATTTTTTAATATTATTTAATCTTTCCCAGATTCTACCTTGAACAGTTTTAGCGGTTAACTCTAAGGAATTAGTGTTTGAGTTAAAGTCGTCAGGACTATTTCTAATTTTGGTTGCTGCTGGTTGAGTTGAAAGTTCTACCTTCAATGTTTCAATTTCAGCATCTTTTTTTTCAATAGTCACATTTGATAAATTCAAATTTGCTTTCATCTCATTAACTAAAGATACTAGAGCATCAAATTCTTTTCTAGTTACATTATATACCACATCCTCAACAGAATCATCTGTTGGTGCGTCAACTGGAATATCACCTTCTGCTGCTGCTTCTACTGGAGCTTCTACTGGAGCTTCTACTGGAGCTTCTACTGGAGTTATACTATCAATTATACCTTCTTCCTTAACTTCAAGAATAGTTCCATCCTCTAATTTATAAGTTCCAATAGGCATAGCAATAGAATCACCAGATTTAGTTACAATAAAAATCGATTGACCAGCTTCAAAAGATTCAGCTTCTATGACTGTAATACCATCTTCTAATTTTATTTTAGCCAATTTAATGGAATGAACAAAAGGAGATAATGCTATAAGCATATTTTTTAACGTTTCTTTTAATGTCATAATTTTATTTTTTATATTCAAATAACTTATTATTATTTAAGTGTTTCATTTTCATCACTTAATTTTTTTAATATCTCTACCAATTCTTGTAACATATTATTTTCTTCTTCGGTAATTTCTTCAATTTTTTCAGTTATAATTTCTTCTTTTGATTGTTTTAAAACAGCATCAGCAAATTTACCCTCAATTGAAAATCCTTTTATAATACCAGCTTTTACATCTTCCCAAATTTGGTCATTATCGATTCTTGCAATTACCATCCAAGTTCCAATTGGCATATCTTCATATCCAAATAAACTTGATTTATCTAATTTTAAATCTTCTTTAACCCAAGACTCAATAAAGGTTACACCTTCAACTTCTATTGCGTGTTGATAAGTTGCATTCTTTTGATTACCCATTTCAATAAAACGTTGTGCAGCTTTACGTACTGTTTTAGGTGAAAAATGAATATAGAAATATTGTCTTTCTTTATTAGGTTCATCATAAACTCTAAGTATCATTTTATTAGGTACTAATACAGGACCCATAACCATACGTTTTTCTTCATCGTGTATAGCTAACTTAATAATATGTTCTTTATTGAAGTGAACGAAGTTCCTTTCAATAGCTCCTTCATCAACTAATGAGATAGAACCAATACCTGAAATTAAGTCATCACCCACTATTAATTCTATTATTTCAAATAATCCATTCATAATATTCTTTTTTTAAATAATCTTATTTTTATTTATTGTTTCATTTATCTACCAAAAGTAGCACTGGTTTCAATTTCTCTATCCATTTGTTGTTGTAATGTAACATCAGTTGAAACTACATAGGCTTTAATTGGCTCGTTTTGTTGATTATTAATTGCTTGACCTAATTGATTAGTCTCTGATTGACCTACAACGTTAAAACTTGGTGCAATACTTTGAATAGATGGGGTAGAAGCACCAGCACCAGCACCAGCACCACCGCTATTTGGGACTTGAACCGCTAAAATATTTTTAACTGACGCAAAACCAGCTAATCCAGTTAAAATTGATTGAGCTATGGCATAACCTGGAATAGGAACTTTAGAAAAGGCTCTTAATTGACCTGCAATAGAAGCATAAGTATCAATTAAAGCACCAGCTACAGCAATTGCTTTACCCTTTCCTGTCTCTGCACCTAAAATATTTGATAGAATACTCATACTATCACCTACTGCGTATATTAAATCTTGTTGATTTTGTAATTTTATATAATCTATTCTCTTTTGTTTATCTGCATTTACTTTTTTATCTTCAGTCATCTTAGCTTCGATAATACCAGAGTCATTAGCAATTTTTTCTTTTGTTTCTTTATTAAGACCAATTAATTGTTCATCTTGCCATTTTTTTAAATTAAATAAATTATTAAATGCTTCATCAACTGCCGCAATCTGTGCTTCCGATTCTGCTAATATTTCTTCTGGTGATTGTAAAGAACTGACACTTTTAACTTTTTCACGTTTATCATCAGGTGATTTAGGTGGTTTAGGTGCTCCAGTTACTACCACCGCACCTAAATCATCATATAATCTAATAGTATCTTTTAAATCTTGTTTTAAATCAAGTATTTTTTTCTTCCTTTCAGCTTCAACTTTTAATTCTTCAACTGTTACCTTTGGTGCTTGATTTGTTATTTCTTCCCAAAGTGTTTGTTGTCTAGTTAAACTGGCTTCTTTTAAATATTGAGTTTCAAGATTTTTAATTTCAAGTTGTAAACTTAAAGCTTTTTCTTTTAATAATTTCTTCTCTTGTTCTATTATTTTTTCATTACTTATACCATATTCATCATTATATTGCTTTTGTTCTTGTAAGAATTTTAATCTTCTATCGGTTAAATCTCTAGTTAACCCTAAAATTTTATTTTGTTCTTCTAATTTTTTATTAGTTCCTTTTACAAACTCAACAATATCATCAAAATATGCAACAACAACACCTAAAGCAACAACAAATGCACCTATACCTGTTGCTATTAATGCAGTTTTAGTTCCTTTTAATGAAAAGTTAAATAATTTAGTAGCTTCATATGAATCCCTAAATGATGATGCTAACCCACCTGTAAGTTTATCAAGTATTGCAATTGCACCACCATTCTTTGTAACATCTTCTACAGAATTACCAGCAGCCTTAGCTTCAGTTTTCACATCTTTGAAAGACGCTTCAACTTTTTGTACTTTATAATTTAATTCATCTAAACCACTTTCTTTAACTTCTATATAAGCTGTTTTTTTAATGGCCATAATTAATATTTTTTATTTCTTCTATACGCATTCTTACCTTCTTTAAAGTTTAATGGTATTTTATTTTTACCTTTAGCTATATCAATTGTTTCTGATATACCATAGAAATCTTGTAATTTTAGTAAATCTATTATTAATGTTATTATTGATTTATTCATAATTATAAATATTTTATCCAAGAATATAATTCCCTTCTCTTCAAATAACCTAAATCAGTTTCATTGTTATATGATTCTTTTTCAAAACTTATATTTCTATAAGCTATTCTACTATTACGATATTGAATTAATCTAATTAAGTATTCAATTAAATACCAAGTGAAAAATGGTATAATTAACATTTCAACTTGTTGTCTTAAATGAATCTTCTCGTGAATATTCCTATGAACTGTTATATATTTTTTATCTTTATAAAACACAAATGGAAATATTGTTATTGCAACAAATCCATTTGGTATTATATATTTATTTATTATATTCATATTTTAACTTCCAATTACTTGCCAATAGAATCAATAATTAAAGTTATAGTTGATTTTTCCATATTTAATTAACCGTTTTTTAATTTGTTTTTTAATATTTTAGATTGGTGTTATTGGAAATATATAGGGTTTATTATTTGTTATATTTCTTAATGCACGTCTATATTCTTTCCATTCGTTTATTTTTTCAGTTGATAATGCAACATCATTTAGTTGGGTCCAATCTGATTTAGATAATAATAAATCACGTTGTCTTCTAATATCCATTAACTCTATTTCATCTAATTCTTCTTTTGTTTTTTTATATTTAACTTGTTTACCGTTAACAACAATATATTCCCCACTAATAGCTTTTTGCCATTCAGTTTCAGTTAATTTAATACACCCATCTGGTATATTTTTACTATGGACTTCTTCATTATAGAACCCCAAATATTTTCCTTCATTATCGTAATGTCCGTAATATGTTTTCATATATTTATATTTTTTAATATCCTATTGCCATCCACCAAAATCCATTGGAACCACCATCGTTATAAACATTAAATGATGTTGAAGTTACAGTAAAAGTGTAATCAGAACCATTTGAACCATTACCACCCCTTCTAGATGTTATTCCAACATATCTACAAGCTGATGGGAATGTTAATGGGAAAATAACGGTACTACCATATGATAGAGTTGAGAATCCCCATTGAATTATAGTACCACCAACTAAATATTGATAGCCATTTGTTGCGTGAAAATCAGTAAGTACACCACCATTAATAGTATCTACATCTAATCCACCGAATATCTCAACTAAAGAACCAGTATTATACGCACTAGTATCAATATTCATATATTTACTAATAGATGAAGCTATTTGTACCCCAGCAGCATTTATTACAGTACCAGAATTTCCCAATCGTGTAACCATTGTTTCACCAGCTGGTCTACTATATACTTGAACATACGAACCAGTACCTATTGAATTATGATAACCTTGGTATTGAGTCCTTAAAAATATAGCATATGTATGTCCAGCTGTAGCGTTAAATGTAGCTATAAATTCGACTGGCGTTACATATGTAGTATCAGTACCTATATATCCATCAAGACCTATTGATTGATAGTTTGAACTACCAACAATTACATTACCAGCGGTAACATCTTTAATTATAACATTATAGAATAATGAAACAAACCCAATATATCCTGAAGATATAACAGCTTTAACGTATGAAGTTGTATCAGTTTTTTTCCAAGTAGTTGTATAATTTCCATTATATGAAGCAACAAACGTTGCATTAATACTTGGGGCTGTATCAACAACTATAGGATTAACATTTGAATCTAAATAAACAAATGATGATGAATAAACATATGATGGTGCTGGTGGTGTTGTACCATAAACAGTTTTAGTTGTTGATGTTGTTGGTATCGTTGAATTTATTCTTTGGTTATCAGTTGGATTTGGTAATGTTGTTCCAGTAGTTGTTGATAATATATTAATACCATCATTATCAATTAAATTAATTGATGATGAAATAGCGTCTAATGACATTTGACCATTACTTGATGTTATAGTATTATCACTAAATAACCAATTACCTAAACTACCACTATCCGCATTTATAGTACCATTAAAAATACCACCATTAGCTGTTAGAAAACCTTCACTATTAACTGTAAAACCACTACCTATTTTAATGGTACCACCTTCAATGTCCCCATTAAAAGATGCGTTACCTGAACTATCAATTCCAAAGTTTACAGTTGTAATTGAACCATTAGTTAAATTTATTTGTGTACCTGAAGTTGAATAAGGTGCGGTTCCACTTACATAATTATTTGATTCAATATTACCA